AGGTTTGAAAGAGCTGTCGCCGCGTTTGCGACATCTGACAAGTTATTCGAGACCGCGAGGGATGACGAGCTGATCGCGTTGTTCGTTGCCTCAACCGCTTTCGCCAGGAGCAAAAAGTCCTGGGCGCTGTTTGATGTTGTTGCCGCGTCGATCTTGCTGTCGAGCGTTGTCTCAAAGGTTGCTGTGTCTATAGCCATTCTATAACCCCGCTAATGCTAAAGCGCGGATCGTGTCGATCTCAGCCGCCTCAAAGCTTGACCAGGCGACGACCTCAACGAGATCTCCAGCCTCAGCCGCTTCCGTTAAAACTATCGACGTTCCGCTCGTCGCGGTGACGTCTGTGTTGCTGTCACTTATGAGAAGGACGCCATTCATAAAAACCTGAACTTGCTCTGGATCGTAGTTGACTGAGAAAGTCGTTTGACCGGCTGTCGCCGTGAACAAAGTCGAGGTGTAAGTTTGCGGTTTTAGATCGTCGCCAGTTGCCGAGGCAAAGACGACTGCCGATCCGCTAAGATTTAGAGCGCTTCCGCTATTGCTGCTTTCCTGGACGTTGCGCGTCAGTGTCGCCGATGTAGCGTCAAACGTCCCGAGACCGATCTCCCAGGCTCCGCCGGTGTCCTCGATGACATAGCGAATGCTGTCACCAGTAGAGGCTCCGGCGTTAGCAAAAGTTTGAAACGACGTCAGAGCACCGGTCAGAGTAATCGTCCCGGTGCCGGTTGTTGTCGTGTTCTCTTTCGCCCTATTGAGAAGCTTGATCGGCATGTTTCACCTTATGAAAGCTGGAGAACACCATTTGCCGCGCTGAAGTCGACAGTAAAGCTGTCGCCGTCATTTAGCGTCAAAGCTGACCCATAGTCATAATACCCGATTAGCGGATCCGCTGGTGAGGTGACTGTGTCGTTGTAGATGTAAACATACTGGAAAGGACCGACTGACCCGCCGCTTGCTGTCAGCGTAAGATCCGCAAGGACAAGCTTATAAGTCCCCGAGGTTTGTGACGACGAACTGGTTGTGACGTTGCGAGAGCTGCAATTCGTATAAGCGATCTCAGTCACATTCCCGAGGATGCCGTTTCCGTCGGATGTTGGGTTTGTGCCTTCCGAACCTGGTGCGGTGTTTGAAAGCGCGATTGCGACCTGGTCACTTTCGAGATCCATGTTATGCACGGCATTAACCACGAAATCCGCGATCTTGTTGAACGATGCCATTTTGAGGCTCCTTGATAGCTATAGCGCCCTAATTTTAGCGCGCTGGTTGAGGTTAAATGAAATCCTTTTTTTGGATTGTTTTTCCGACCGAGGCCGGGATCAGCTCGGCTTTTCAGGCCAAGTCGGATTGCGAGGATCGATCGTGTTCTCCGGGAGAGATCTCAGCGTCGATCTGTATATTTGCCACGCTTGCTTTTGCGCGTCAGTGAGAGGGCTGTCGGTTGCTTGCGTCCAGTCAGACTGAGCAAGCAAAGCGTTCCTTTTCTGCCTTAGAACTTGCATATCTGTGGCATACTGTTCCGCCTCTGTTGGTCCAGAAAATGTATCCGTTGCCGCGTCGTAATAGCGATGTACCTGATCAATATAGTTTTCGGTTTCTATTTCTGCGCAACCAGATGGCGGCGTTTTGGACACGTTTGACCAAGAGACTATTTCATTTGTGTTCGTGTCATAAATTACAAACATATCAGCCGCCTATTTCACAAACTCAATCACAGAAAACGAATATCGATCCGCTGACATTTCATCCTCGTCAGGGCTGCCGCCGCTAAAGTAAAACCCCATCGTCGCAGTCCCAGAGGCTGCGCTTTCGATAGCTAATGCCGCAGTGAAGGTGGCTGTGTTGTTATTATTATTCAACGTCACGGATCCTGTTTGGACAGTATTTGTAAGCGGCGAGGTCACGACTGTTGAACCATCATAAAGCACGAAATAACAAGTGTTCATGCCACTTGGATCACTCCCGGCATTTTTTTCTATAGTAAGTGTTGCAGTCCCTATTAAGGTCGAACCTGATGAAACGCCCGAGAGCGACGCAAAATTGTTGTAACGATACATCGTTTGCGCGCTAAAACCGAGCGCGGATCGGATCGCAGACGTGGAATTTGCTGTTGATTGCGTGTTAAATCTGCCTGTCGAAAATCCAGTGTCACCACCAGTGATGACGTCTGAAAAAGTAAGCCCAGGTAGATAAGCGACATTGATAGTCCCAGCGGTGATCGTTGCCGCGTCGATGCTTGCAATTTTTGCTTTATCGATTGTCGCGTTTGCGATCTTTGCATTGTCGATCGCACCGTTTGCGATCAAAGCGTTCGTGATTAGACCGTTCGTAATTTGTGCCGAATTGGTGATCAAACCTGACGTTGCAAGCAAACCGCTTGTAATCGTGTTTGCGGCGATCTTGCCGCCAGTGATACTGTTTGCAGCGATTGCATTTGCGCCTACGGCGTTTGCCGCAATTTTCCCCGCTGTGATTGCGTCGTCTGCGATTTTGGCCTCGGTGATAACATCACTCGGAATTTGACTTGCTGCGATAGACCCTTGAAGGTCTGTGAAAGCAACATCAGAGCTTGCCGCGACGACAGTGTCCCACTGAGAGCCATCCCAAAAATAAAGCTTGCTGTCAGTAGTCAGAAAAACTTGTTGACCAGTAAAGTCTCCGGAAGCCGGAAGCGAACTGACAGGCTCAATGACATCCAGACCAGCATCGATAAAGAGTTGACGAACGCCGCTCTCGAAATCGGCGTCATCTATAAACGTCGTCGTCGCCGAAACGCCGGTCGTAAACGCGGACTTGTTCCCGGTATAGTCGACGGATTTCAAAAAATAATATCGCGTTTGAGAGATCCCCAGGTTGCCGCGATAAAAGTGATCGCCAGATGAAACCCCGACAAGGCTCGCGCTCGCTGAGCTGTTTGTCGTCGCCTCATAAATCTCGACATAATTGAGGTCACTATCCGCCGGATTTGTCCAGGCGATGTCAATGTGCTTGAACCCGCCGGTCGCCGAGATCGATGTCGGCAATCCTGGCGCGGTCGTATCTCCGCCGCCGGTAAACGTGACCGTTGCATAAGGTCCGCGACGACCGCTTGCAGTGACAGCTCGCACCCGGATTGTGTATTGAACGCCGTCGACCAGCGGTGACAGCTCGATCGATCCCTGGGTCGTTGTCGTCGTGTTGTAATTACTGTCCGCCGTCGCTTTCCATTCGACATCATAATACGAAATGAAAAAGTCGCTCGGCGCTGTCCAAGTCAAAATGACGCTGTTGATAAATGTTCCGTCTGACGTTGTGCGTCCGCCGCCCTGTGCGACAAGGTTTGTAATAGTCAGATTGCTCGACGTAGTCGGTAGGTTCGGATCGTTGCCATCAATCTCCTCCTCCTCAGCGTTCCAGTCGAACGCCGCTGACGAGGTCTCCCGGAGCGTCAGGTTTACGCGCTGATCGCCAGCGTCGCCGTCGTTAAAAAAGCGCCAGCCGACGACCTCAAACTCTTTGGCTGTCATGCCATACCGAGCGTTTGTGATCGCGACGATGTCGCCGACCTCGACGTCCAGAGCTTTCAGACTGAAATCCGCCGTCATTGTCATTTGCTCGCGCGACCGGAAAAGCGTCATCTTTGCCAGGCGTTGAGCCATTGTCCCGGATGTCGTCAGAGGCAAGGTCAGATCGATTGCACTCTCGACATCGTTGTCCTCCTCGATCCAAACCGTTGACCGGATCTCTGGATAATCCGCCCGGACATAATCCTGGTTCGCGTCGACGAAAGTCCCGCGAACGACGTTGAAGTTGTTGCGTCGCGAGTGCTTTGTCTCGAGGGTGATCGGACCCCGAAAGTCGTCGAGGGTGAACGTCTGAACGCTCGAGGTATAGTCCCCGGCTTTTAGGTGCCATTTTCCCTGACCCCAGAAAAGCGTCCCGGCGCATGATGTCATCATGTCCGTCAAAATGTCGCCCGGTGCCTGAGACAGATTGATCACGCCGTTGATCTCATATCTGTTTTCACTTCCGCCAGCGTCCAGCGCTACGCTT